TAGTGTTAACAAATTTCATGATCTTAGCAAATTGACTGTTATTCAATGATTCAATGAATGAGATAGCATCATTTAGATTATCTGGTTCATAAACATTTTCATTATCATAGACAGATAAAATGCATTTGGCTAACATAGAAATTTCATCACTACCTTCACTTATCGTCTTGATATCATTAATCGTAGGATAGCGCATTTCCATCCCAAGTTTATCATCAATCTGTATCTTCGCAGTATGTTCCGGATCTTTTTCTATCTTAACATTTTCTAAATTGATTTCAACAGGCGTAACAGCTTCGCATGATATTCCACTATAATTCACACCACCAGTGTGACGATATTCTAGCTTTACGATTTCACCAACAGATTTCGCTCGGATATTTAAAAACAAATACTCCAGATCAAAATACGGAATAACATTTACGTCTACGTCATCAGTGCAAGCATTGATAACATCTTTCACCGCTTCAATCATAGCCAACGAATCTTCCGATTGTGCAGCCATCAATAATACTTTTTCTTCTTTAACCAAGAATGGTCTATATTGAATTCTTTTCGAAGAAGAAGGGAGTTCCAGACCAAATCGCGCGACTGCAATTTTAGGTAATGCCATAATTCACCTCATGTTGTTTAAGTATTTCTTTTACTAGCTTCTCTTTGAGAAAAAAATCTATCAGGGAATGTGTTGTTGATTTCTGTCGTATAGAAATATCTCATTTCTACTTGCAGCTTACCATATCCCTCATCACCCCAAGCCATTTGAATATCATTAACAGCTATCGGATAAGCTTCGTGCAATACGATTTCTGTATGTATTTTGTATTCCTGCCCGGGCCCTTGAGAAAATCGATCTATTATAGGATAGGAATACTGAACGATTTTAATCGTGCCGATTCCATCTTGATAGTATTTCGCATCAAACGGAGCAACAATATTTGAACGTTCGTGATTAGAACGATTGTGACCTACGAGGAAATCTTGCCAGCGCATAAAGACTTCGCGCTCGCGCATGTCTTTACTGAGAATGATGCTAAACGAAACTGGCTGTTGCGAATATCTATAAGGAATAGCACGAGCAGGTCCGTGATAATTTTGATCAAACGTCGTGAGCGTTCTTCCGGGTATATTCAAAGATTCTATACGAAATTGCATACCTTCATCTAGACCAAATCTCCTAAGAACATTCGTTGAAGAAACACCATTTCTACTGTACGAACCAGGTCCTCCGATAATGTATCCTTCGAATTGCGAAGTTTGTGCAATCCCCGTGTCACTAATTACAGAAGAAAAATCAGCTACGTTAAATGGCATTGTTAAATCCTATTGCGACTGTCCGCATAGATGCGACTTTTATTTGCGCCTACAAATCTGTCAAGAGGCAAGAACAAAGTCATTTCCCATTCGCTAGGTTCTATATAAAAGAATTTAGAACGAACTTGCGATACCAAGTATCTTTTGATACACGGTTTAAAAAAACGATATCTAGATGCTTGTTGGAGTATATTATATGAAATCCTCAGTCGTGTATTTTCATCAAGTTCTTTTGTTGAAGCGGAATCGTACAGAGCATCCATCAAAGCAGCTCTAAGCGGTAACGGAAGATAATGCAGATTGATTCCTAAAAACGATGCGCCGTTTGTTGCGAATCCATTAGTTCTGCTAGAGTCAATAGGAAAAATGAGCGGAAATCTATCATAGTACGGGAGAGTCTTTTTACCCTTAGGATCATACTCAAATAGATACATACGACCTAGCATCGGCTTATCTGTCAAACGCGAAGCTTGACTTTTGATCATTCGTGTAGGGCTAGCATTACCCATAGTTTTAGCTTGTTGACGAAACCATTCTCTAGAGTCGCGCTTTATAGAAGGCGAAACTCCAGCGGTCATTCCCTTCTTAAGCATTCTATCGAATATGTACGCAGGCATTAAATTCCCAATTCCTTTTCGGTGAGCACTACGAACTGCCAATCACGATCAGCACAATATTCTTTAGCAGCTTCCCATTTGCTTATATTTATTCCATACGTAGCCACCTCACGAAGATACTTCTTCGTTGGCTTAGATCCATTTGTCTTAATTTTTGGTGGGACTGATTGCGCTCGAGGTTTGATCTCGATCATCTTGACGCTGATCTTTCCCTCTTTATCCCTCATCTTAATAATGAAGTCGGGGAAATATCGATGCCATCGTCCGTCGAGCGGAGATTTATAGGGAACAATAACTTCTTCTGAAGCCCACTGTATGATGTTAGGATTCGAATCTAGATATCCCATGAATCGAAGTTCCCAAGATGATCGATAGACGATCTTAGTAGGATCTCCTTTATACTTTTGAGGATTTTTAGGTTGAAAACGTCCTTTATATGCTGCCATAGTATCTATGTATTCGATATAAATAAGTAACAGCATAAGGAGTGCTTCATGGCAAAAATACCTGCTCCAAGTTCAGGAATCAAAAATTTAGCATCAAATAGGATCGCTATGAGCGGCCTTTCTAGGGCTGCAGGTATTGGTGCGCTTATTGGTGCGGGGGTTGCTTTGGCTGGATTGCTAGGCGGCGGCGATAAGAATAGATCGGATCCGTTCAGTGGCGCTAACTTAACATTTCCAGATGATCTTGCAAACAACGATCATTGGATTTCATTCGAAGCGCAAGAAACTACAGGCATACCTTTTCCAGGCTTAGAAACATTAGCCAATGTTGCAGGTTCGTTCAAAATTAACGGCGGATCAGTGTTCTTACCGATGCCATCAAATCTGTCTACTGACTATAATCCGGATTATAGCACACCAGATCTTAGTCCTGTTGCGGGTATGATGTTAAAACCTTTTGATAGAGCTATGTACGGAAATAAAGATATTCCCAACGAAATTGGCGGCGGCGCACTTGCTGCTGGCGCTGCAGGAGCGGCTGCATTGACCACAGCACAAGGGATCGCTGGAAAAATCCCAGGTGCCGGAGAAGCGGCCCTCGGAGCGCTATTAAAAGTCGCTGGTGGCGTTGCTGTTAATCCACACAAGATCGTATTGTTTACTGGTGTAAATTTTCGTGAGCATACGTTTTCTTGGAGACTTTCTCCTAAAAATCGTCAAGAGTCCGACACAATCAGAAACATTATAGATTTTTTTAAATTCTACTCACATCCAGAATATGTTGCTGGCGGATTGTTTTTTAAATATCCAGAATTCTTTAATATCAGATTTCATCATCCAGACTATCTTTTCGCGATAAGACCATCAGTATGTAAAGATATTAAAATCAATTATCATACGCAAGGATATCCTGCATATGTTCGTAATGCAGACGGAAGCGGCGCTCCTGCTCCAGCAGAAATTGAACTGACGCTAACTTTCCTAGAAACTGAAATCGTCACTAAGAATTCTCTTAATCCTCCAGCGACCTAATGAATAGGAATATTGATGTTTCTGTTTAGCCCATATCCTACTGTAAATTATCGTATTCCTAACACGAATACGATAGTTCCGGTCACTAACATAACAAAACGATTTGCTGTCACTAATTTTCTAAACAACTCAAAAGCTACATTCGACGAATACTATATTCAGGATGGAGAACGAGCAGACGTAATAGCATATGAATACTATGGCGATCAAACGCTAGATTGGTTGATATTTCTTGTCAATGAAATTCATGATCCATATTTTCAGTGGGCTTTATCCGAAGATCGATTCAAGTCATATATGATTCAGAAATATGGTAGTCTAGCATACGCATATCAAACCGTACACCACTATGAAAAAATAATTCAACAGCAAAGTGAAATCAATGATGGCGGTGTGACTAGAATTATACCAGAGAAAACATTAACAGTTGATTTAACAACATACAATTCGTTAATTGCTAGTGAAAGAAAAATATTATCTATATACGATCATGAAAATAATATGAACGATAATAACAGACACATTTATCTACTAGATTTGAACTACACTCTTCTGATTAAAGAACAACATCCCTATATCTTCGACGATGGTGCATACTTAAGATGAGTAATGTCGGTGGCGGTAATTTAACTCAATGCACGATTGCTGGACAAGACGTGCGAGCGATGGTAAATATGCTCGATTATTACGAAAGCATATATTCGCCAGCGGCTTCGTGCAACATCACGCTCGTAGACGGTAGCGGATTTCACAGTAAAGCTAAACTAAAAGGTGGAACTGAAGATATCAATATTGGCTTTGGTGGTCGAGAAGGTCAATCGATTAGAATGGCTTTTAAGGTCGGTAAAGTCGGAGATCGTATGCGTGGTAAAGAAAACCTGGATATGTATCTAGTCACTGGCGTTCCGCAAGAATTCATCGAAAACAATCAAAAAGAAATTGTTAAAGCATATAAAGATAAGAAGTTATCTGATATGACTAAAGACTGGCACGAAGAATATGTCAAAGAGACGACTACATTAAAGAAAGATCTAGTCACAAACGAAGAATCTGAAGACAAACAAAATTATCACGGCACCGGACGCAGCCCAACAACCGCTATCCGTTGGGCGGCTAAAGAAGCGAAGTCAGCTAAATCAAAAGCTTCTAACTACATGTACTATCAGGATCGCGATGGCTATCACTTTAAAACAATTGACGCTATGTTACAAGAAGGCGAAAAATTCACGTTAAGCTATGCTCATCAGAACATTGGTGCTGCAGGAGGAGATCCTGGTCGCAAAATTATTGCGTTCGATCAACAATCCGATCTTGACAGTATGGATTCTAGTTATAGCGGAGCAGATTCCGATCATTGGTATTTCTTTGATCCGACTGTAGGTAAAATAGACGGCGTTAAAACTGGTAAACGAGATGGTGCTGGTGATACGACTCACACAGGATCAACACAGTTAACTCAAGAACAAAAGAGCGCTCGCGGCGAACGATACAATCTTGTTGTAGCTCCAGGGCAAGTTAAGAGTAAGTTTCGTGATTCTCGCGACGCGAAAATAGCAGCTAACAAAAGATCGTTACCAGAACACGGTGCTCAATCTTCCGCAGCTCTTCAACTCGATAATCTGATTATGAACATTCGTGTTCCTGGAGATACTAATTATAAACCAGGCATAAAAGTTCGTCTAAATATTCCTGCAAATCAAGAAGCTAATGAACTTGATCCAAGATCAGGAACATTTTTAGTTACAGCTGTTAGACACGTAACATATAAAGACGATAAAGATTTTAAGTATGAATGCATATTAGAATGTAAGAGTGATTCGCAAAGTAAAAATTCTTCTGGTAATTCTGGAGTTGCATAATGGCTGAATTTGGCACGGTGATGGGTCAGGACGGATTGAAGTGGTGGGTCGGAACGGTAGAAGATCGTGGATCTGGGCAATATTGTGGAGAAAAGGATAATCTGAAGCTCGGAAGAATTAAAGTTCGTATTCATGGTCATCACACAGAAGATAAAGGCAAACTTCCTACAAAAGATTTACAGTGGTGCTATGTTATGAACTCCACGTCGTCTGCGTCAATTAGCGGAATCGGAAGAAGCCCTACTGGTATTACTGAAGGAACAAAAGTATTAGGATTTTTCATGGATGGTGATGGTGGACAGGTACCTATCGTATTTGGTACAATCCCA